CTGTTGTAAATTCTGAAATCAGCAAGTGTAGCATTACAGCCTCCAATATCTCCAGATCCAGGAGATGAGGCATGAGCACCAATAGATGCTGTTGCACCACTAGCATTAGATGTACTTATTCCAGATAAAGTTGTAGACCAGTTTGATACTCTGTTTCCAGAGCCATCAAGATAGTAAGCCGAAACTGTTTCGCCAGACATTGTGTAAAAAATTCTAACCCAAGTACCAGTTGAATAAATTACATTTCCTTGATTGTCATAGTCAGCACCACAACCCATAAATCCCATTTTGTTGCTACCACATCTAGCATTAAATGTTCCTTTTGAACCACTAGAACAAAAACCAAATCCAAATATGTAATCGTTATCATCAAGACTTGCATTAGGTTTAACCCAGCAAGTAATCGTTCTGTCGTTTGTTCCAGTAATAATCGTTGCAGTTGGTAAATGAATATAGCCATCACTATCTGGAAAAGATGTAACTGTTCTGCTTCCAAGAGGTGTTCCACTATCTGTGCTTTGCGAAACTGTGCCAGAGCCATACTTTACTCCAGTATGATTATTGCCTGAGCTGTCTGTTAAGTAAGCATCTGCATAGTAAGCAATAAGACCATTACCTAAAGTATCATTTTGAGTTATGTAAGAAAATGCTCTGTCTGCTGTTTTGCCATTTGCTGTTGCTCTTAAAGTAAAACTGTTCGTAGTGTCTGAGCTTACATCTGTCGGATTGCCAGAAATAACACCAGTTGAGCTGTTTAAAGATAATCCAGCTAATGAACCAGATTGTAAAGAATAAGCTACTGTATCACTATCGGCATCTGTTGCTGAAACTGTAAAATGATTTCCAGTAGCATCTTCTAATATTGATCCTAAAGAACCACTAGCTGTTTGCCATGATGGAGAAGTATCTACATTAATTTGAGTAGCAAGTGTGTTTGCTAAACCAGAAGCATTTGTGACTTTAACACCATAAGGCTCTTGTGCATTTAAAAATGATGCTTTAGGAGCAACTGCTGTAATTTGAGTTTCACTATTTACTGTCACAGTAGAGGCATTAAAATCTGTTCCCGAATTTCCAACAAAAGTCACAGTAGCACCAGATGCAAAACCAGTACCAGTAATAACTATTGTTTGATTTCCTCCAGCTTGACTATCTACTTCTGTGACATCTAAAGACGAAACTGCTGGTGGCGCATCAATAACTTTAAAACCAGTACCAGTATAATATTCAGCTAATCCAGATGTAGTATTAAATCTTAATTGACCTTGTGTACTACCTCTTTGAGCAGTAGTACCACTAGCTACTTTAGTACCTTCAGTACCAGTATCGCTTATGTTTTCAAATGATACATCAAGATTAGAACCAGCAATTTTTCCATTTGCTGTACTTAATAAATTTGCTATATCTCTTGCTTTTGTCATTTAATATTTCCTTTTTAAAATTTTGTAGGCTAGATATTTCTACCTAGCCTTTAAGTTTATAATACTATTGTATTAGCTTCGTCTTCAGTTAATGCTTCTCCTGCAATTAACTTTGCTTTAGCACTAGCTTTTAAATCTGCTTTTTCATTAATAATTTGATAAGCATCTTTATCATTTACACTATTTGCAATATCAGTTTCTCTTTGTGTTAATTCTTCAGCAGTTAAATCAACTACTGTTTCCTCATTTGTTATTGCATCAATTATTATTTTTTTCATATTATCTCCTTATTTAAGTCCATAAACTGTAATTTTATATCCAGCAAAATTATGACCACCATTAACCATAATTCTAACACCTCTAGTAACACTTGATTGTCCATATCTTCCACCACCAACAAATGCAGCATCATAATTACCATTTGGATCAAAAACTTTTGCAGTTAAAGAATAAGTATGCTCTGCGTTTAAATGCATTTGACCAAAAGTTAATTCCCAAATATTTGGATAAGGTTCACTAGCATTAGACAGATTCCAATTACCTAATCTTGCTGAACTTCTATTATTATCATATCCATTAACAGAAGCATTATTATTTCCCGCTGAATGGTAGTTTCCACCAAAATTACTTACATAATAACTTCCACTAATTTCAGAACCACTACCATCTAAATATCTCATTTGTAGTTCTCCATGGTTAGAACCTACACAAAATGCATCTTCTATTATAATTTTATATCCTCTGTAAGTTGATGAAAATATATTATCTAAATCTATATTTGCGATTGCAGAAGAATAATCTGCTGCAAGTATTTTAACAAAGTCAGAAGATACTGTTCCATATTCTGGAGCAGTTGCACCACTATTCATTTGTAATACTTGACCTGCTGTACCTTTAGGTAGTCTTTGTAATCCACTTCCATCTCTGTAAAGTATATCACCTTGTGTAGTTAAAGTTGATGTTAAGTCAGTTCCATTAGTACCATTAGTACCTGCTGAACTCATAATATTCCAATAAGCTGTTGCGTTGCCTACTGCATTTCCTGTTGATGCCTGAATACAAACATAACTATTTCCACCTGATGAAACTACGTCATCAACAGCGTAGGTTGTGCCATTATTATAAGCACCCTTCCAGTTAAATTTGATAGCACCCAGATTTATTGTTGCCATATTTGTTTCCTTATATTGTTGATATTAAATTGCCATTTGAATTAATGCTAAAGACAAAGCCTGAAGCACTAAATAAAACATCATCAAAGTTGGCATATTGACTTTCAGTGATGTTATCTTGACCTTTGTTAGTCGTAATATATCTCATATTATTTAAAGCAGGTGTTGGTGTATTCGCTTGTCCACCCATTGCTGAATGTGAACTGCAATAATAATATAATGTTGGTGCACCTGTTGCAACAACAATTGTTACTTGTGTTGAACTATTGTGAGTTACACCAGTTGTGTATTCTGATCCACTTGCGTGTGTTCCATTTGAAGTAGTTGAAAACTTAAATGGGTGAGCTGAAGGATAATTAAATACATAAGTATTACCTTCGTATAATTCTAAAGTATCTTGTTGAACACCTTCTATAAAGTATTTATTTGAACCACCAACTGAAGAAACTGTTACAGTTTTAACTAAAGTTGAACCAACATAATACTTTTCAAAACCATATACTTCAGCTGAACTTGCTGCTGCAAATTCTAATGCATTAGCTGCTGCATTTACAACTAAAGCTTGTCCTGCAGTACCAATATTAGATAAACCAGTTCCACCTCTAGCTGTTGGTAGAGTTCCTGAAGTTATTGCAGTTGCTGCTATACTTGCAACACTAAATGTACCAAAACCAACAATATATAATATATCGCCAGTTGCAGCACCTGATGCTAAAACTACTGAAGATCCATTAGATGCTGTGTAATCTGTAGGATCTAAATGTACACCATTAAGATAAACATCTATAAATCCTGAGTCATATGCAAGAGAATTACCATCTGCATCATTACCAGTAAAAGTTGTTTGGTTTGATGTTGCTACGTATTTAAATCTAGCAGATGTTCCATTTACTGAAGATCCAGCATTTTGCCATCCAGAACCTCCATATACTTTTAAAGTATCTGAGCTCGTATCAAAATAAAGGTCTCCAGAATTTAGTGAACTTGTGGGAGCTGATGATGCAATTCTATATACTTCTGCAAAGTTATTAATAGAACTTAAATTACTTACAGCAGTTGTTACATTTGCAGAGTTTGATGCTAATGTATTTAATCCACTTATTGCTGCAAGTGTGTTCATATCAGATACAGTTTGAGCTGTACCCAAAGTATTCATATCTGCTACAGCATCACTTGTTCCAAGTAATCCTATTTGAGTAGCTTTTGCAGCTACAGTTGTTACTTCTGTTGCTTTAGGAATAAGTCTAACAAAAGTGTAAGTATTTAATGTAGAAGTTGTTTCTACTAAAATTCCAAAACCTGCAGGTAAAGAAGCATTAGCTCCACATCCATTTAATGTAACTGTTGAGTTTCCAACAGTACCATTAGATATAGATACTACTCCTGAACCATTAGCTGTATGTGATGATCCTAATGTAGTAACACTAACAATAGTTCCTGCAGCGTTATTTACATCTGGGTTAGCGTTAGGAAAACTTGTTTCATTTGCTACTGGAACAAATCCTCCAACATCATCTACTAAATCTATAATTCTTGCGTCAATTGCTGCAGTTGTAGCAATGTGAGTATCTCCAGCTGACCATGTATTACCTGATGCAATTGTTTCGCTTGAATCTTGTCTAAAATATCTAGCATCAGAACCAGCTGTAGTTAATAATGTAACTTCGTCTGGTGTATGTCCTGCGTGTTCAGCAGCTGTAACTAAAACTGCATCTGCTATCTTAGCAGCAGTTATTGCATCATCTGCAATTTTTGCTGTAGTAACATTAGCATCTGTAATTTTTATTGTAGTGATTGCATTTGTAGCTAAGTCATCAGAACCTACAGCTCCATTTAAAATTTTAGCTGAAGTAATTGAGTTATCTGCAGGTATTAAAACATTTGGTGGTATTGAGCTACCTGTAACTGATAACGCTGCTATATAAATAACAAGTGTTTCACTTGCTAAAGTTCCTGAATCCCAAGTAACATTAACTGTAGTATTTGAAGAAAATGATGAACTAGATATAGTTCCAAATATTGTTCCTGTTGAACTTCCAACTGCTTTTACTCTACGACTTGCTTCATAAATTGAAGTTACGTTTGCTCCATTAACTGTAAATGATGTTCCACTTACATATGCAAATGTATGAGCTCCATCTCCATCTCCATAAACAACCCATTGTGAGTCATTGTACCATTCTCTTATATCAGCAGCAACAGCACGAAAAGCATTGTTGATGTTTGAAGGCAACATACCTTCAGCAATAGATACACCTCCTACCGATGTATTACTACCTGCTGTACTACTATAATCTTTTATTCCTGCCATTTATTACTCCTAATTCATAAACCAGCTGAATGCTTTATCGCTTTCAGTATTATTTTTGTTAATTAATTCGTTCACACTTTGTTCTAATTGTCTTTGAAAGAATTCTTGTGATTCAAAAGAATATCTTACATTATCTATATCTATCTTGTCTGCCATTATCTATATCCTGCTTGTGATGCAACAAGATCTATACCTTGTGCATGGTTAAAATTAGTGCCTGAAGCTATTTTAACATTTGCTCTTATGTATCTTCCTGATTGTCTAACAGGATTGATACCACTATCTACCATTGTAGATGAACTAGATTCTATTTCTGTGTCTGCTAATCTTTCTCTAGTTTTAACAGTAACAGTTGATACTGCATCTACTATTGGTCTAACTCCTGTGAGATTAGTTCTAGCACCTGGAAATCCTTCAATTTCTGCTGTTTCTATTTCACATTCATTAGAGTTTCCTGAAAAGATTGCAGCTTTAAAATCTTCATTTATTCCACCTAAAAACATTTGTCCACCTGACCAATAATCTGTATCTAATGCAGCATTAATATCTTCAAGATTTTGAGAAATAATATCCATTAATTCTACAGTAAATGCTCCTACAAATTGTGGAAATATTACACTTGTTTGTGCTTTTGCTAAAGACCATTTTTTAGTTGCATAATTGTAGATTATAATTTTATCACATATTCCACCAGATCCAGCACCATCTTTACTTGGATATGCCCACATAGCTAACTGATTAAATGGATCAGTAGCTGCTTTAATTCTATCTGTATATGCTTTGTTTAAATCTAAATCAAAAAATCTGTTTACTTTTTCTACACCAATAGGTGCTACGCTATCACCATTTATTTGATAAAAGCCATCATCTGAATAGAAGAATACATCTCTATTATCTTGACATACTGTTTGTCCATATACAGCTCCTCTGTTTGGTGAAATTACAGACAGTCTAAACACTACTGCTCCACCAACATAGTCCATACGAATAATTTGATTTTGTCTAAATACATAACCTACTTCTCCAGAAGTAATATGAACTATTTTACCACCAGATCCTGGTAAGTCTTGAAAGTCAGATTGTTTACCTGACCATGCACTTATGTCATTAATTCCAGACCAATGTATTCTGTTAGTAGCTGTACTAATATTACCACTTACTAAAAAATCTCTAACAACACCTGATACTCTAAACAAAGGTGTAGTACCTGCTGATTGAATTGCATTAAGATTTGCAAAGTTTGTAGATGTTCCCATTAAATAATATTGTGGTTGATCTACTCCATTACTTGCAATTACATAGTTACCAAATTGTGTAAATGTAAAAAAATCTGCTTCTCCACCAGTTAATCCTGATTTACGAGATGTAAATGTTCCTGATGCTAATTGAAATATATCTGTTTTAGTTGCTACAAAGTTAAAGATATTATTAGCATTATCTCTAAATGATCCTGCACCTTTAGCATTTTTTCCAATATTATTAGTAGAATATGATACTAATGATGGGAATCTTTTATAAGATCCCAAAGCATGATAAACATTAGTTGCTACGTTAGCACCTTTCATTCCATGTTCTGGTTGATCAGGTAGCCATTCACCAAAAGGTATTTGCATTATTTTCCTACTTTTTTAACAGCTTTTTTGTGAGCTTTATTAAAACTTAAACCAGCTTTCATATCTTTAACCATCATATCCATATGTTTTTTGGAATGATGAGCTGATGCTTTTTTTAATTGTTTTCTTTCTTTTTTATCAATCATCTATTTGCTTTTTTTTTTAAAACTTTTTGTACTCTATTAATCTTTTTAAATAAAATAACTTGTCCTTGTTGAATTTGTAAAATTTCAGTTCTCATTTTAGTTGTTTCATTTAAGTTCCAACCAATTAATCCTATTGCTGCTGCTAATGATAAACCTACAATTTTATCTTTTAAATCCATTATCTACTTCTATAAAATGATAAATCAGTTTGGACATCTGTTCTTTGTGTAACAGGTGCTCCACCATATGAATCTTGTTTATCATTATTTTCACATCTTTCCATAGCAGATATATACATCTGTAACCATTGTTGTACTTGATTAGGATCTATACCACCTAGAAAGTTTGCTGCATGATATAATGAACCATACAGGTATATTCCTGGATGATTATTTAAAATGTAATTTGATGTATTAGTATCGCTAAGAGCTCCAAAACTTTTATAATATGATAAGTACCCAGTATAAGAAGTATCAGGGGCAGGGCCAAAACGTAAAGCTTCTGTTTCATTATCACTTTCAATTGTATAGACTCTAGGTCTAGCAGTTGTTGATCCAGCTTTAATCTCAAACATATTATGTGGAGTTATGTATTCTAAAACATATTTAGTACTAGCAGATA